CCTGTTTCAGCCTCAGTGCTTATCAGACAGCAGCAGGATATACTTGCTCGCAACGCCGATTATCAAATTGGCTATGCAGATGCGGTGCTTGATGCCATCAAAAAGCTGAGAGGCGAGCAGAGTGACTAGCTATTCATGTTTGGATTGCAAGCACCTGAAAGGCTGTTTGGAGAGTAGCAGGCGTTATCCCTGCAGAGATTTTAAGCTGGCAGAACCAGCGATACTAGAAAGGAGAGGTCGAAATGACAGCAATCGAAAAGTTGAACAGCATAATCACCAGCGTTGATACTCTTGCACAAATAGCCGATGATTGCAACTTCCCTGCTGTCAGAGCAATATACAATGCAACCGCAAACGGACGTATTGAGCTTTTCGCACGTGAGGACGATTTCAAGGCACTTGCAGATGCAGTATATTCGCCACTGCACACTGTTACATCATACAACCACATCGGTGATGATGTATATAAAACAACTGAGATGTGGTTTTGCTACAAAGACCACATATTCACAATGATAAGAGAGGAGAAATATAATGGATAACGAAATTATCGACATAAATCAGGCGGAAATCAGACAGATACCTACGCAGACACAGACACAGCTCGCATCGCATACTGACACGGGAATTATCTCAGACTTTCGCCAGTATTTCAAAATGGCAAGCGAACTGTGCAAAGCGGACATCATACCGCAGGCGTACAAGGGCAAGGTCGCTGATACCGCAATAGCCATTGACATGGCTAACCGTATGGGCGTAAGCCCGATGATGGTCATGCAGTCGATGTTCGTGGTCAAGGGCAAGCCAAGCTGGAGCGGGCAAGCTTGCCTGAGCTTTATCCGTGCAAAATTTACAGACGTAAAGGTGATTTACATCGGCACAAAAGGTACTGACGACAGAGGTTGTTACGTCAAGGCAACTGACAAAGACGGCGATGTGCTTGAGGGAACGACAGTCACAATGGCTATGGCAAAAGCAGAGGGGTGGACTTCCAACTCTAAGTGGAGAAATATGCCCGAACAGATGTTAGCATATCGTGCAGCATCATTTTTCGCAAGGGTTCACTGTCCTGAAACATTAATGGGTGTGCAGGTCGAAGGCGAAGTTGAGGACTCTTCAAAATCTGCGGTAAGAGAAGTGGAGGATGTACTGTAAATGAAAACTACAAAAATTCATATCAAGAACTTGTTCGGCATTTCTGAAACAGAACTGGACGGACGCTCGATAGAAGTTACCGGCTCAAACGGCGTAGGTAAGACATCTATAATCGACAGCATAAAGTACGCTCTGACAAACGACAGCAGCCGTGATTATGTCATTAAGAATGGCGAGAATGAGGGCGAAATCTTCATTGAGACCGACACAGGTCTCACCATTGACCGCAAAAAACGTGTCAATCAGGCAGATTACAAGAACATCAGACAGGACGGCAAGCCTGTTCAGAGCCCCGAAGCATTTGTCAGAGAGCTGTTCACACCACTGCAGATTGACCCTGTTAAGTTTACACAGATGTCAAGGCAGGAGCAGAACAGAATTATTCTTGACCTCATTGAGTTCAATTGGGATTTGAACTGGATAAAGGAGAAGTTTGGCGAAATTCCGCAGGGCATTGATTATCAGCAGAATATACTACAGGTCCTAAACGACATACAGTCGGAAAAGGGCGTTTACTTCCAGACAAGGCAGGATATCAACAGAGAAATACGCAACAAAACAGCGTTTATATCTGATATCGCAAAGGATATCCCACAGGGCTTCCAGGCTGAAAAGTGGGAAGCATATGACCTATCCGAAGCCTATACGAAGATAACAAAGGCGCAGGAATACAACTCTCGCATCGAGAGGGCGAAGCTCTTCAAAGACAGCTATGACAACAAGGTCAGAGGTTTCCAGGCTGAAATGGAAATAGCAGTAAGCAATCTGAAATCTGCTATCGCAGCAGAGCGTGAACAGCTGACAAGCGAAATCGAACGTAAGAAAGCCGAAATCAAGGCGGCTGAGGACAAGCTCAATTCGCTTTCAGACAAGATAGCAGACAAGACTAAGATTTTTGAAAGCGAATACAGGGAGAAAGTCGCAAAGCTTGACAGCGACATCAAGGTAGCCGATGAATACACAGGCAAGCAGCTTGTTGACATATCTGCAATGCAAGCTGAGGTCAAGACAGCCGAGGAAATGAAGAAGCACCTCAACGAATACAAACGTATGAAGTCAATGCAGGACGAACTTGAAACGCTCGAAGAACATTCTAAGGTGCTCACAAGCAAGATTGAGCTTGCAAGAGAGCTTCCAGGCGAGATACTTAAGACAGCAACAATACCTGTTAAGGGGTTGACAGTTAAAGACGGCATACCTCTCATAAATGGACTTCCCGTCAGCAATCTGTCAGAGGGTGAGCAGTTACAGCTTTGCGTCGATGTTGCCCTCAGCAAGCCTAACAGCCTACAGATAATTCTGATTGACGGAGCTGAGAAGCTTTCCGAAAAGAACAGGCTTGCACTTTATGAGAAGTGCAAGGAAAAGGGCTTGCAGTTTATCGCAACTCGCACAACGGACAGCGATGATTTGGAGGTGACTTATCTGTGATACAACTGACAAGTGAGAACTACTTCTCCCAGCAAGCTAACCTTGAGTACATGAGCTGCTCACAGTTCAAGAGCTTCTGCGACTGTGAGGAAAGAACCCTTGCGGACATTGCAGGTGATTACAAGCGTGACAGTTCAACTGCTCTGCTCGTAGGCTCATACGTTGACGCTCACTTCGAGGGAACGCTTGACGTTTTCAAGGCTCAGCACCCAGAGCTGTTTAAGCGTGACGGAACGCTTAAGGCTGATTATATACAAGCTGAGAGCATTATCCAGCGTGTGGAGAATGACAAGCTGTTCATGAAGTATATGGCAGGCGAAAAGCAGGTCATTATGACGGGTAAAATCGCAGATGTGCCATACAAGATAAAAATAGACAGCTATCACCCTGACAAGGCAATCGTTGACCTAAAGGTCGTCAAGGACTTTGAAAAGCTTTGGAACGATACAGAGAAACAGAGACAGAGCTTCATTCGATACTGGGAATATGACATTCAGGGAGCTATCTATCAGGAAATAGTTCGTCAGAATACAGGCAAAAAGTTGCCGTTCTTCATAGCCGCCGCCACAAAAGAAAAACACACAGATTTTAACGTGTTCGCTGTTCCACAGGAATGGCTTGACGAAAAACTTGCGTTTGTTGAAGAACTCACACCACACTTTGCTAAGCTGAAAACAGTCGAGGATCCAGCCGAAAGGTGCGAGAGGTGTGATTGGTGCAAGGACACCAAGATACTTGACAGAATAGTTGACGCAAGAGATTTGGAGGACGGCATATGAGAAAGCAGGAAACCTTGCTGATATCATGTAGTGCGACAACACTTGGACACAACCTCAAGCAGCTAATTGGTGCAGGTGCAAAAATATGCCACATAGAAAGAGCGTCAACTTTTGGTCACCTTTGGGAGAGCGAGTTTGCGGGATATGTAGTCATTTATGAGATTTCTTTTTGCAAGCGTCATAGCAAAAAGTATATGCAGACTATTAAACACTTGCATGGAAGATTGGAGGATACAAATGCTTAACAAAGTTATTTTAATGGGTAGAATTACCCAGGAGCTTGAACTCAAGCAAACAACTAATGGAACAGCGGTGCTGTCATTTAACGTAGCCGTTGACAGAAACTACACCAAGCAGGGTGAAGAGAAACAAACTGACTTTATCACCTGCGTTGCGTGGAAAAAGACTGCCGAGTTTATCAATAACTATTTCGGCAAGGGTAGAATGATTGCCCTTGAGGGACAGCTGAGAAGTCGTACATATGATGATAAAAACGGCACAAAGCACTATGTGACAGAGGTTTACGTTGATAACGTTTCATTCACAGGTGAACCAAAGCAGAACGGAAACAGCTCAGCTCCGTCACAGAGTGTGCCACAGCAGAATACACCGCCACAAAACGCATCTCCACAGCCTGCACCAAGCCAGAACAACTCGCCAGCAACGCAGAGTCTTGGTATTGACGGTTTCGAGGAAATATTCAATGGCGACGACGTGCCGTTTTAATGATTACTCTGAGGGACTATCAAGATAAAATCGTAAACACTGTACGCTCGCTTATGGCAAGCGGTAAACGCAGAATATGTGCTGTCGCCCCTTGTGGCTCTGGCAAGACAGCCATATTCGCATATATGGCTGACAAGTCGCAGGACAAGGGCAACACAGTGTGGTTTTTGGTACACAGAAAAGAACTGCTCGATCAAACCATAGCAACATTTGACCGCTTTGGTATTCAGCGCAACACAATTCTTGTGGGCATGGTCGCTACACTTGCGAATGCTCTTGACAAGCACCCAGAACAGTACAAAGCACCTGACTTCATTGTCATTGACGAGTGCCACCATATAACGGCTAGGACGTATCAAAGAATACTTGAACGCTTTCCAAAGGCATTCGTAGTTGGGCTGACCGCAACACCAAGCAGACTTGACGGCAAGCCACTTAAAGATTGCTTTGACGATATGGTGGTAGGCATTACCGCCAAAGAGCTTATTGCTCAGGGATATTTATCCCCTTATAGGTACTTCGCACCGAGCGTAGCTGACCTATCGGCACTCAAACGCAAGGGCAAGGACTTTGACCCACAGCAAGCAGCTGAGCTACTTTCCTCGAGAGCGGTGTTTGGCGATGTTATAGCGAACTATCGCAAATATGCTGACGGGCTTCAAACGATATGCTATTGTTCTTCCGTTAAGCACTCTGAGAGCGTTGCAGAAGCGTTCAGAGCGGTTGGAATTAATGCTGTACACTTTGACGGCAACACACCTAAGAGCGAGCGAGAACGCATTACAGACGATTTCAGGACAGGAAAAATAAAAATCCTTTGCAACGTTGATTTGATATCAGAGGGCTTCGATTGCCCTGACTGCGAGTGTTGCATACTGTTAAGACCGACAATGAGCTTAACGCTATTTATTCAGCAATCGATGCGGTGTATGCGTCCGAAAGAGGGCAAGACGGCAATAATTCTCGATCACGTCAACAACTACAAGCGACACGGCTTGCCTGATGATGACAGAGAGTGGAGCTTAAACAGCGTTCCGAAACCTGAAAAGGAATATAACACAGACGGCACGCTACAGATACGGCAATGCCCGAAATGTTTCTCTACATACAGACCGACATCTGCAAAAAAATGTCCGTATTGTGGAGCGGCTGAGGAACTGACAAGACAGGAAATAAAAAATATCAAGCAGATAGAGCTTGAAGAAATAAAGGAAAGCAAGCGCAAAGAAGCAGATGACAAAGTTAAGGAATACAAGTCCGCCAAGGATTGCAAGACACTTCAAGAACTATTTGCGTTTGCAAAAATGAGAGGATATAAGCCACAATGGGCATATGTCCAAGCAAAACAGAGAGGATGGTTTAAATGATGAGAGGTAGCCAGGCAATTGGTATTGACACCAATCCTGTAAATTCAATTGCAATTACGCTTGCTAATGCCAACGTAAATTCGCTCAAGGCAATTGATATTATCATTAGCGAGATCATAAAAGAAGCACACATCAATCAGTATGACGTTCCGTTCTGGATACTGGCATTTGAAATGCTTACCAATACATTCAAGGAAACACTGAGTGAAGATATGCTCAAGGTGTATGAAGAGGCTAAGGAACATTTCTCATACTCTGCTATTACTATGGGAGAGCCTAGAAATGAGTAAGTCAGAACACGAAATACAGAACGAAATCCGCCTTGCGTTATCTTCACAAGATAGTGTTGTATTCAGAACAAACGCAGGCACATTCTATCAGGGGAAAATGGTTTACTCAAAAGAGTTTAAATCAATGGTGCTTCTCAGCCCTCGCAGGGTTGACGGACTTCCTAAAGGCTTTTCTGATTTAGTGTGCTTTGCAAAAGGTGGAAAAACGGCATTCATAGAGTGTAAGAATGCCGACGGAAAACTGAGAGAAGAACAGAAAATATTTATTGACCGTATGCGTGACCTCGGCTTTGTTGCCGGGGTCGCAAGGTCCGCTGAGGAGGCGAAACTACTATGCCAACAACAGAACAAAGATTAAAACAAATCGAGATCGTTGCTTTGAAAGAAGAGGGCGATTTGCCAGAAAATATGTCAATGTCAGAAAATATGTTCTATGAGGAAATGCACTGCTTGTATGCTAGATACAAAATGAGTTGTCTTGTAAGCAAGCTCCCCGCTGATATACAGAACAAAGTCCCTATCATGACAAAAGATGAGGCTTCGGTATTAAAGAAGAAATACCTTGCAGGTGTTAAGAATATGCAGATGTGGGAAGATATCTTCAAGACAGAGATACACATTGCAAACGAGATAAACAAGGTCATTTCTCCCTCATCCGAGCTGAGCGGAATGACGAAAGAACAGCTGCTTGACAAGACTATACGAATGATAGGCGTTATCCAGGGACTTATGAATGCTGATGACAGAATTCCGAAGTTTCTGGAAGGTCTAAGAGGAGATAAGGCAAAATGAGAACAAGAACAGGAAGATGCAAAAAGAAAAACAATTGCATATATGCGACTGAAATATATGGTGAGAAGTGTTGCGGATATTTGCTTGCAACGGGTGAGAAAAGAAACTGCCCGCCTGATAACTGCAACAAGTTCAAGAGCGTAAAACAGTTTGGAAGGAGATTTGATGGGTGAAATACTTAGATTTTCTGAAATCTAAAATGGCTATTGCTACCGACAGCGGTTTTGACGTTCCAGATAAGAAAATAAACACGGCACTCAAGCCCCACCAGCGTGACATTGTTAAGTGGGCTGTAAAAGGTGGCAAGCGTGCTGTGTTCGCCAAGTTTGGACTAGGCAAGTCAGTTATACAGCTGGAATGGTGTACACAGGTCATAACTCATGAGGGCGGAAAAGCCCTCATAATATGTCCTCTGGGTGTTAAGCAGGAGTTTGTTCATGACGCTGTTGAGATACTTGGCTATGACGCGCCTACATATGTTAAAACCATGGCAGAGGTGAGGGCGTGTTCGGCTGATATTATGATAACGAACTATGAGAGAGTCCGTGACGGAGATATTGATGTAAAGTATTTCACAGCTACTTCCCTTGACGAAGCGGCTGTATTGAGAAGTTTCGGCAGCAAAACCTATCAAGAATTTCTAAAGAAGTTCAACGGCGTTCCATATAAGCTTGTGGCAACCGCAACGCCTGACCCTAACAAGTATAAAGAACTTATCCATTACGCTGGATATCTTGAAATCATGGACACAGGACAGGCTCTGACACGTTTCTTTCAGCGTGACAGCACAAAGGCTAACAACTTGACGTTGTACCCTCACAAGGAAGAAGAGTTTTGGCTATGGGTAAGTTCATGGGCTGTATTTGTTTCAAAGCCGTCAGATGTCAACCCCACATATTCTGACGAGGGATATGATTTGCCTGAGCTAAAAATCAACTATCACAGGCTTGCAGTCAGCAAAGACGAGTTGTCAGTCGATAAGTTCGGTCAGAGTAAACTGTTCGATGAGGCTACAGCTAGCTTGCAGGACGAAGCAAAGATAAAGCGTGAAAGTATATCTCAGCGTGTTGCAGAAGCAACTAAAATAATAGCTGAAAATCCAGAGGATAGCTTTATTATCTGGCATGACCTTGAAGAAGAACGCCACGAGATAAAGCGACAGATACCAAATGTTGTTGATATCTATGGTTCTATGGATATCGACTTGCGAGAACGAAGAGTTATCGACTTTGCTAACGGCAAAATAAAGCTGTTTGCGACAAAGAAGATACTTTCCGGAAGTGGCTGTAACTTTCAGAAACATTGTCACAGGGCAATATTTATCGGTATCGACTACAAGTTTAATGACTTTATTCAGGCCGTTCACCGCATATATAGGTTTCTGCAAACTGATGAAGTAACAATCGATATAATTTACATGGACGAAGAAGACGAGATAAAAAAGCAGCTGCTTGACAAATGGAAACGTTTTGACTATCAATCTGAGAAAATGGCTGAGATAGTCCGCAAAAACGGCTTGTCAAGCGTTGACAACATCTCTGACAAAATGAAAAGAAGCATAGGAGTGAAAAGAGTGGTAGTAGAGGGTAATCACTACAAATACATAAACAATGACTGCATATGGGAACTTGAACAAATGCCTGACAACAGCGTTGACGAGATAGTAACTTCAATCCCATTCGGCAATCATTATGAGTACACGCCAAGCTACAATGACCTTGGACACAACGAGGATAATGACAGGTTCTTTGAGCAAATGGACTATTTGACGCCTAATCTGCTGAGAGTTCTGAAACCTGGCAGAGTAGTTTGCATACACGTTAAGGACAGAATTTTATTTGGCAATGCAACAGGCGACGGAATGCCGACTGTTGACCCGTTCAGCGACTTGACTGTTATGCACTACATGAAACACGGCTTCCGCTATATGGGCAGAATTACAATTACAACTGACGTTGTTCGTGAGAACAATCAGACATATCGCCTTGGCTGGACAGAACAGTGCAAGGACGGCTCGAAAATGGGAGTGGGTTGTCCAGAATATGTGCTGCTCTTTAGAAAGCTCCCTACAGATACGAGCAAGGCTTACGCAGACACGCCTGTTACAAAGAGCAAAGCTGATTACAGCAGAGGACGTTGGCAGATTGACGCTCACGCTTACTGGAGATCCAGCGGTGATAGGCTCGTGACAAAGGACGAGCTAAAAGAAGTTTCGGTGAACAAGCTTCAAAAGGTATACACACAGTTTTCAAAGAGCAATGTTTACAACTATGACGAACACGTTGCCCTGGCAGAAAAGTTTGACAAGGAAAACAAATTACCAGCGTCGTTTATGGTAATCGCCCCTGCGAGCTGGAACGATACAGTCTGGGACGATATCAACCGAATGAGAACGCTCAACGCTGAACAGCGTAGACGTGATATGCAAATGCACGTTTGTCCTTTACAGCTCGATATAATCGAACGCCTTATCACTAGGTACTCCAATGAGGGCGATGTTGTGCTTGACCCATTCGGTGGAATAGGCTCAACTCCTATGACTGCAATTAAAATGGGTCGATATGGAATAGGCATTGAGCTTAACCCCGACTATTTCCGTGACGGCGTAGGATACTGCAAAGCGGAAGAAGATAAGATAGACGTACCAACGTTGTTTGACTTTATGGAGTGAAATTATGGGTGACAACAAATTCTGCACCAGCTGCAAATATTTTGAGAAATCACCTGACAACTGCGGCAGAAAGAACGGAAAATACGGGCTGTGTAAATATGGTGTGAGACAGGGACTTTGCCCGAGAGTAGTCAACTATCAGCACCCTATCTGCGAAGTATTCAAAGATAAGATAGAGACTGTAAAATGCAGTGCTGCTACAACACTCTGCTGGTATTGCAAACACGCAGTGCCAAAGAGGGACAAGCGGACGGGTGAGCAGATAACAGGGTGCAGTTGGTCGATAGACAGACAGCCTGTTGTCGGTTGGAAGACACGCCAGCACAGAATGTATGAATCGCAAAAGGGCGGTATGTTGCATTCATACACTGTAACCGAGTGTCCTGAGTTTGAGGAGGGATAAGAGTGAAAACACATAACCTGAAACTTAGCATAGAATTTTGTGACGCTGTTCTGAGCGGTGAGAAAACTTTCGAGGTCAGAAAGAATGACAGAGGTTTTCAGACAGGAGATCTGATAAGATTTATACCGACTGACGGAACGTCTTATCGTAGCTCAGACGGCACAGTAAGAGAACACGCAAAACATGAGATATCAGGACATACATACAAGATAACATATATCCTCAACGGCTGGGGAATAAAGAACGGGTATGTTGTGCTGGGAATTAAGGAGTATAGACAAACTGAGGAGGATTAACATGAACAAGAAAGAAATTAACGAGATCAAGAGAATATTCAGCGACGACTGTGGACTTTTCACAGTAAATCACGTTGTTACGGCATTTGTGGATGCAGAAAAGAATATAAAGTGCAAGACCAATCAGCTTTACAACACTATTCCGCAGGACGAGGCGGAGCTGATAATGATAAACCTGAAAAAGGTGCTCAGCGGTTCTATCGGCAAAAATCTGCTGGAATATTCGTTCCCAAAGGACGCATATCTTGAGGGTGGCGCACAGCCTTTCATGTATGAAACATTGCAAAGCAAGCTGCTTGATGAGGAAAAGGTTGATAATTTTCTCAACGCCATAGTTGAAAAGGTTGAGTATGTGTCAACATATACCATTTTCATGGCACATTGTACATATTCTGTGCTGAAAAAGAACAAAATGGACGAGTTTGAGGACGAAGCTGACACAGATTACAACTTCATAGTGACGGCACTTTGCCCTGTAAATCTGCGTATTGACGGGCTTGTGTATGATGAACAGGACAACTCTATCGCTAAGAAAGAGTCATGTGATAGAATTGTTGAGCTTCCAAGCGATGGCTTTTTGTTTCCTCTTTTCAATGATCGTGCGCCTGATATCAACGGAGTGCTTTACTACACGAAAAACGCAAAAAAGCCGAACACTTCCGTTGTGGAAGAACTTCTGGGTTGTGAGTTCTCAATGACCTGTCAGAACGAAAAGGAAACTTTCAAGGATATTCTGACAAACGTTGTGGGCGACGAGCTTGATTATGGCCTTATCACCGCAGTGAACGATAAGATTTCCACATTCGTTGACCAGAACGCACACGAGACTGAGATCCCGACCATTGACGAGCATAAACTTTCATCAATTCTGTGGGAGGCTGGTGTTAGTCAGGTTAAGCTGGCAAAGCTGCATGGTGTGTATGAAACTGCTATGCACGGCAAGATTTTCAGGGCTGTAAATCTTGTCGAGGACAAGGTAACGATATCAGGAATGGGATTCAAGATGACCGTAGACAATTATCACAAAGGTGACGTATCTACAGCAATAGGTAAGGTTATATTCGGTGTTGCTGATACGGCTGTTGACGTGAATGGTATCGGTATTAAAATGGACGGTGTTACCAGATGAAAAATGAATATTACAATTTGAGGAGGGGTAAAAAATGGTTGAAATCAAATTAAAACCTGGAATGAAGTTTAAATACAAGGGTATAGACTTTATATGCATCGACATTATCAACGGTAACTACTTAGCGATAACGGCTAAGTGTTGGTGCATAAAGCGTTTTAACGAAAAATACGAAGACGGCTGCAACAATTGGAGAAAATCAACTCTTCGCCGTTTTCTTAACGAAGATGTACTCGAAGAACATTTTAACACGGAACATCTTATGAAGCAAACGTCTGACCTTGTCGCCGATAACGGTGACAAAGCTTACGGCACTTGTGAAGATTATATAACGCTGCTCACTTGCGACCAGTACCGCAAGTATAGAGACTATGTACCGCTGTTTGAAGAGTGTATGTGGACGCTCACTCCTTGGAGGTGCGACACCGGCAACGCTAACTACGTGCGTCACGTCAACCCGGCAGGAGCTATCTACAGCTACGGTGCGAGCAACAGTTTCGGGCTCGCTCCGGCTTGCTTATTTAATTCACAGGCACTTAGGGCTGAATATTCCAGTGTCAGATTGGTGGGGATAGAATGACAAAAATCAAACCCGAATACATATTCCCACTGTTGCTGATTCTGCTGGACGTGGGAGCGGCAGTTATATACGCTGTGCAGAAAGACTACAAAAAAGCTGTCTACTGGCTAGCGGCGGCAGTGTTAAATGTTACGGTGACTTTTTAGGAGGCTATATAGATAGTGCAAAAGAACAAAAGGCTATCGAACGTCTGAAAACGTTTGAACCTGCGGACGGATATTATTTAGCGTATAGCGGTGGAAAAGATAGTGACTGTATCAAAATTTTGGCACAACTCGCAGGCGTTAAATTTGAAGCAGTACATAATCTGACAACTGTTGATGCACCCGAAACTGTGAGATATGTTCAATCTCAATCAGATGTGAGAATAGATAAATCGTTTGACAAGAACGGCACTCATGTTACTATGTGGACTTTGATTGTAAAAAAACTAATGCCTCCGACACGCCTTGCAAGATATTGCTGTAGCGAATTAAAAGAACGTGGCGGCATAGGACGTGTTGTTGTTACTGGTGTTAGGTGGTCTGAAAGTCAACGCCGCAAAGAAACGTCAGATGTGGTTAAAATTATTGGTAAACCTAAATCAACGTTGAAAACTGCTGATGAAATAGGCATTGAATATCATCAAACTTATCAGGGTGGACTAATTCTTAATGATGATAATGATAAAAACCGCAGGTTGGTCGAACACTGCTATCGCACTACGAAAACTATGGTAAACCCTATAGTTGATTGGTCTGATGATGATGTGTGGGATTTTTTGCACTACTATGGTTGCAAATCAAATCCACTGTATGAATGCGGATTTAATCGTATAGGTTGCATTGGCTGTCCTATGGCTGGAAAACATAAATACGTTGAATTTGAACGATATCCGAAATACAAACAAAATTATATAACGGCATTTGATAGAATGCTAGAACGTAGAAAACAGCTTGGAAGAGCTGCTAAAATGTCATGGCAAACAGGTCAAGACGTTTTTCGCTGGTGGCTAGGCGAAGATTTTAACCAGCTGACATTTGATGATTTGGAGGTATAACATATGTCAAGATATATTGACGCAGAAAAGTTAAAGTGTTCTATTGATTCGGAAACAGACAGCATATTTGATTGGGATATGACCATAGAAGAACTTTATTATAACCTGTGCAAACTGGTTGATGATGAACCTACCGCAGACGTGCAGGAGGTACAGCATGGAGAATGGAAAAATCAAGAACCAGGATATCGTATTGCAGACTTTATGTGTAGTGTTTGTCATTCTGAGAGTGATAAATTATTTGATTACTGCCCTGACTGCGGAGCTAGAATGGAGGGTGACAGCAATGGATAAAACCTGTTCAAATTGCAAACACGCAATAGGCTTCGGTCCTCAGCATGACAAGGTACTATATACTTTTTGCGCAAAGCGAAGTGATGTCGCAAAGATTAAATTTCTCGTAGTGAACAGAAAGGATAAATGCAATGCGTGGGAGAAAAGGAGTGATAACAATGCGTAAGATACTATCTACATTCACAGTTGATTTTGACAACGTTTATGGCGAAGAACTATAAATTGACGGAAACGTTTATGACAATCCCGAACTCTTGAAAGGTGGTATATAAATGGACATCAAAAAAATCATAAACAATTTTGTTGAAGCACACACTGACGAAATTGAAGCGGCAATCCGCTCTGCGTTGTCAGAAGAAAAATCGATAAATGAAATCAAAGCAGGAGACCACTTTGAATACAAAGGTATCGAATGGGTTTGCCTTGATGTAGGAAACGAAACTGCTTTTGCAGTGACCGCTAAGGTAATCGCCAATATGCCGTTTAACAATGAATATGAGGACGGTTGTAACAACTGGAGAACATCATCACTTAGAAAATGGCTTAACGGTGAATTTCTTGACAAGAATTTTGACAAAGGTGCACTGCTAGCCGATTTCTCTACCTTGACAGCAGATAACGGCGACGATAAGTACGGTGTCGTTGAAGACTATGTCACACTTATCGATTGCGAACAGTACAGAAAATACAGAAAATTTATGCCTAAGTATGATGATTGGGTATGGACGCTTACCCCTCGTTCTTGTACCGTCGGCCACGCCAGCACCGTGCGTAGTATCTCTCAGTCAAGAGAGTTGAGCAGCAGCCATGCGAGCATCACTTACGGAGTCGCCCCCGCTTGTTTGTTTAACCTCAACTATCTCTCATCTTGCTGGCAGGCACACATAATCACACATAAGCGAGGTAATTCCATATGACCAACAGAAAAATCAGAGACTACCAGCGAAACCGCAAGCTCAAAGGCATCATCGATGCAAATTTCAAGACCTTTGCGACTGTGACAATAGCTCTCAAACAGCTGTTTCCACACGACTGGTACAAAAAAACCATAACTGACTTTACAACATCGTATGCCGAATTTACGGCGCATATGAACGACTATGATGCAGAAGCATACGATTTCCGCGTTGAAGATTCTTGCCGCAAGCTGAACATCAGTGACAGCGACACCTACGATATTATTTTCAGGCTTAACAGCAAGCTCCCTGCTGAGATTTTTCTAGCGTTGCAAAACAACTTGAAATGTATGCTGATACATTTGCGCTTGAATTGCAGCATCGGCTCACAGAGATACGCAAAACTAATTGCATATCTAAAATCAGACGCCAAGATATGCGGACAAGCAGATCTTACAGCACTCGGCTTATCGTTCGACGACGACGTTGACTATCGTAAACTCAAATCTAAAACCGAGCAACCGACTTATTCCGACGGAATTAAAGCTCAGCAAATACTGAAAGCACTGAAAGCATACCAAGACGAGGTGATTAAATGTCAGCAACAGCTTTCGAGCAAATCAAAGAACGACTTACCTGCGTCGAGTACGCACGCAGGATAGGTCTTGCAATAAACAAACCAGGAGACAGATGTGTATCCCCTTTGCGGTCTTCAGCAAACAACAAGTCATCGTTCGTTGTCTACGACGACTATTACTATGACCACGGAGACTCCAAGGGCGGTGACGTTATCGACTTCTGCGCCAACTGTGAGTTCAACGGGAACCGATCAGAGGCACTCCATAAACTCGCAGATCTCACAGGAGTAACCCTCAACTATCAGACGGACAATTGGAAATCCGCACTTGATTCTCGTACAAAACTTGTTGAGAAGTGGCACTCTCAGCTGCGCCCCGAGGATATCGACTATCTGCATGGCCGTAACATTAACGATCAGACCATTAACCGCCTGAAAATCGGCTACACAGGCGAGGGCTATCGCGTAGAGCTCCCCGACAAAATAGCTGAACACTATGCTGCTAATCGTATATGTATCCCATATTTCAAAAACGGATATATAGCTTCCTGGAACGCCCGTGCAACGTCAGATGTGCAGAAGGTCAAGTATCTCAAGCCACCAGCTTCAGACAACTCTGACCGAGCTGTCATCTGGGGTATGCACACACTCAATCGCACGTCGAGCAACCTCCCTCTCGTTATCTGTGAGGGAGCGTTTGACGCTTTAAGCTATGAGCAGGAAAACTATCCGATACTAGCGACTATGGGCGGAGCTTTCAGCAAATCTAATCGCGAACAGCTTCCTGTGGTAATCTCAGCCGCTAAGCAGTTTCCATATGTCCTGCTTAGTTTCGACAACGACGAGCCTGGCAGAAAATTCACTCTTAAACTTGGCAAGCAACTATTCTCACACCGCATACCTTTCAAGGTAGCGGCTATCCCACCTGCATTCAAGGACGTGTCTGAATATTACTCGCACGGCTATCCACTTGCAGATCTCGTTGACAACGCAACACCAGGCGTCAATGAACTTGCCAAGCGACTTGCAGACCGCGAAGAGCTCAAGCAGTTCTGCCACGAAGCCGCACGCTGGGTAGCCAAGCCTGAGCTATCAGATTTATTCTCTGCTATCCGTGAGAACATCTCAATATACCGCCCTGAGATGTCAAGCGACTATCTCAACGAGCTACGCAAGTCCTGCTTCGCATCCCCTAACGAGGATATCATAGCCAAATACGTTGCCAAGCGACATAATCTCAGATATCTTGCCAACGTGGGCTTCTACGAATATTCACATGGCTACTGGCAAGCTCTCGATGATGATGTCATCGGCGGTTACATATCCCGTGAGCTGGGTTCATATCGCACAGGCAGCAAGCTCACATCAATCACGAAGCTTCTCCGCACCGACTGTATAACTCAAGAGCAGTTTAATAAGCAACCTCTCCTGAGCTTCATCAACGGCACGCTAGACCTCAGAGACCTCACATTTCGTGAGCACTCCCCGTCTGATATGCTCACGGTACAGTTCAATTTTCCATACGTCCCCGGCACAACGTCTGAACGCTGGAACAAATTCATATACGACGTTTCAGCCGGTGACGCTAAGCGTATGTCGCTCTTGCAGGAGATAGCAGGATATATTCTCTATACAGATTGCTCCTTGCAGTCATGTGCCTTTCTTCTCGGTGAGGGCTCAAACGGCAAGTCCGTGTATATTGAAACCCTGCAATCCATTTTCCCGAAAGACGCTCAAACGACTTTCGAGCTGTCAGGTCTTGTTGAGGACTTCAAGCGCATTAAGCTGATGAACTCTCTCGTCAACTTCGGCGAGGAAACCAACACAGACGTTAAGGGCGCAGAGTCCGTTTTCAAGCAAGTCGTTGCAGGCGGTGCTATCTCAGGCTGTTTCAAGCATAAGGATTTTGTGGACTTTATTCCACGAACAAAATTTATCTTTGCGTGCAACAATATTCCGCACTTCAAGGATTTCTCATATGGCCTTGAGCGTCGTATGCTGTTCGTTAAATTCTCACGCCGCTTTGTGGACGATCCAGACCCGAGCAAGCCGAACGAAATGAAAGCTGACCGCACTCTCAAGGACAAGCTCCTTGAAGACAAGCCTGCGATTTTCAATTGGATACTCGAAGGCTATAACCGTCTCAGACAAACCAGCGCATTCACTGTAACGGACGACTCTGAGGACCTTAAACAATCCTTCCGCGAGGTTATCAACCCTGTTTCGGAGTTTGTTTCCGAAGAGCCGTATGCTGAGTTTTTTAATACTCAAAGCACCGACTATATCAGCAACACAAAGCTGTATCAGTTTTACCGCACATGGTGTGAAGAAACAGGTCATCACGCCAAGGCTCTTTCGTCATTCAGCAGAGAGTTCAAGCGACTTACCGAAGATAAGTTAATTGCCGTGCGGAACACGAAAGAGCGAGGCTATCAGCTCAAGGATTCTCAGCAGAAAATCAGCATCTATAACGGCGACGGCTTTGATGAACTTCTCTGACCGCCAATGATAGCCGCCCATGACAGATGTATCTGCGCAATCCGACATGTTATCCGTCATAATCCGTCATGGGTTCTCCCTTGTTAACAATTAATTCACAAAGCGCACGTTTGTTCTTGCTTATGACAGATATAAAACCACATCTGTCATGGGTAATCCGTCATCTGTCATAGCCCCTATATTCCTAGCTTTGCGGGGTGCTTATGACAGCATGACAGATACTTTATATAAAGTACAAATATTAATAAATATAAATACATATAGAAAAAACGAAATTTTGTCATAAAGTCATGTCATTCCGTCATATCCGTCATAAGGAGGTTTTATAATGTCCAATTACGCCGATTATCTCAGCTGCATTTCAGACCCGCATATCTATGCTGTGATGAAATGTATTTACATTCAAAAGCTCACGCAAGAACAAACTGCCGAGCAACTTTGTATCTCACCATCGACTGTCTATCGTATCCACAAGGTAGGCTGTCGCACGATCAATGAAATCATTCAAGGAGGTGCTCAGAATGGCAAGACCAGTGCCGTCAAATAAAAAACTGCTTGCACAGTATGAGGACAAGTCATTCATCGGAAAGATAGTTTCTGAAACACTCGTTGCCTATAAACAGCCAAAAGTAAAGTCAAATGCTGAACTTGCTCAGCGACTATCAGATTATTTTACTTTCTGCGCTCAAAACAATGTGATACCTACTGTTGAGGAAATGTGCCTTTATACAGGATATGCCATTCAAACAATCTGGGATTGGGAAAAGGGAAACAGTCACCCGTTTAAGGATACGGAGTTAAACCTTACAACAGCGGAAATCATCAAAAAAGCTAAGGCATTTATGCGAGTTTTTGATGCGAAATTAGTCGTTTCTGGCAAGATGAATCCCGTCACTTACATCTTCCGTGCAAAGAACTACTACGGAATGACCGACAAGCAGGAAGTTGAGGTCACAAAAACCAATCAGCTTGGCGACAACATGACCGATGATGAACTCGCAAAGAAGCTCATGAAAGAAACTGAGGTCATAGACGTTGAAGCGTCAGAAGCTGAGGAATAGCAAGCGACTATCACTCACGCATCAAGCGACTAGCAAGCGACTATGCCGAGCGACTATCAAACGCACACGAAAACGTAAAAATTTTTACACGCAATAGTCGAAATAAATATGAGCAGAAAATCGGCAAGAAAACAGCCGAAAACACGCCGCCTGAGGGGTTGACCTTTGGGCGGCGGTGTTTTTATCGGAAAATCACGCACACGCCACAAGGCAGCCAGCAAGCCCCGTATGCCGTTTTAATGTTTAGGGCGGTAGTTTTATAGGCGACGTGCTAGAACGTCACAGGGCGCACGCTAGGGGCATTGTAGAACGTCATAACAATAACAATACTGCAAAGATATCGCCGCTAGACCGTCCAGCACGTCGCAAGAGCCACGGAACAGCGTTGAGCCGTAAAGGTATAGGGGGATGACGTCGGACCGCATATGCGGGTGAATAGGTGGCAAGGGGTGGAACAGAACAGCAACGCCCGCCCCGCAATCAGCGGAACAGGCAAAAAAGAAGCCCACCAAAGCCGAAACCTTGGCGGGTAAAAATATAGGGGGCTGATACCGTCAACCCCCTAGAGCGGTTATTTATAGCGCTTCGCCGTTCTGATAACCACCAGAACGGGAAGCAGAAGCAGAGCGATTATTAGCATACGGTCACCGCCTATTCTGCCAGTCCGTCAAGATATGCGGCGCAGGCTTTTGGCGTTTCTCCACCGCCGAACAATCGGCGGACGCCACCGCCTGCATTTATGCGGCGGTCTACTGCATAGCCGCATAGGTCGCGGTATATCTGTATAGCGCCGATATCTTTGGCGCTGAGGTTGTGGGCGGCGTTGATAGCTGCCGCCCTGCGTTTCAGTTCGTTAAATGTAATGCGTGTCATATAATCGCCCCCCTTTTTATTCTGCTAGCCTGCAAACCATTTTGCAGGCCTGATATAGTGCCCTAGCCTGCACATCTAGCCAATCTTCACGGCTGTTCGGACGGCGTGCGCCGTTGCGTGTGCGTTTCAGTTCGGACGGCGTGCAGAGGGTGGCGGCGATATCGCCGTTATATATCAGGCTACAGCCGCCCCAGCTATAGACGTTCCAATTATCAGCACCGTTAAGTGCGGCGGTTTCGAGATCGTGACGGGTTGCGATCGCCATGTCAATGCGATGTTCTGCTTCCGCTGTGGCGATGTTGTTTAGGATTTCATCGGCGTATGTTTTTACGCCTGCACTCCATGCGCTGCGCGTTCTGATGTTATCGATTGCGTTTCTGATTTCGCTGATAGTTTTCATAGTGTTATACCTCCTGTTATTCGTTAATCGTGTAGCTGTATGGCTTGCCGTCCTCGGCTCTGCGTGCGGCGCATATTGGGATGCCGTGCATATTCGTTATTAACACGCTGTCTCCGCCGAGGTTCTGCAGGTGTTTCGCTGCGTTTCTGCTGGTGCTGATGATCGTGTTTCTGTAACCGTAGTGTACTAGATAGTTTTTCATGTTTTACCTCCTGCCCTGTGGGCTGTCTTGCTGTGGTTTTTGTTTCTGTTATTATAATATCAGATATTTCTGATATTGTCAACCCTTTTTAATCAGTTTTTTTTGATATTTTTTAACTTTGTTGAATATGTACAAAAAATCAAAAGATATTGCACACATTTACACAAACAAGATCATAGAAAACAGCTGCTATTATTATATATACCTTTATAAACGAAAAAAGACCCACCCCCGGGGGTCTTGCAAGACGGACCCGCCCCCTTCACTCAACCCCCCGACTAGAAAAAATATAAAAAAGGGGTTGACACAAACAGATATATCTGATATAATATAAGCAACAAAGTAACGGAGGTAGTAACAATGAACATTTGCAAAATAATCGCCAGCGTCATGGCAGACACGAAGACGACGCAAAAATCGCTATTGCTCAAAATCAATGCACTTGCCGGCAAGCAGGTGATAAAGTCACAATCGGTTGTTTCCGAAAGGTTGAAAAACAAGAACATTGGCGTTGATAAAGCATTTGAAATGTTAGACGCAATGGGTTATGAAATAATCATACAGCCAAAAAGCACGCGTGGCAAAAGAGCAACGGGATCATATGTGATAACAAAAGAGGATGAGCAGGAAGAAGAATAATGAATGGAGAAACAGCAGGTCAGGCAGGGTGAACAGCAGTAAGCATAAAGGGTGATGTGCAATGGTATACGGATATGCAAGAGTCAGCTCCGTAGGACAGATAGACGGAAACAGCTTTGAAGACCAAGAGAAGCTGATAAAAAGCAACTATCCAGATGCAGAAATACATTTGGAACAGGGTTCAGGTGCAAAGGAGCGCAAGGTTCTGAACGAAATAATGGATAAGGCGGTTTCAGGCGACACGATAGTAGTTACAAAGCTTGACCGCTTCTGCAGGTCAACAGCGTTAGGCTTGGAGTATATCGAGCGCATGAGAGCAAAAGGTGTCAAGATACACATACTCAACATGGGTCTGATAGAAAACACACCGATAGGCAAGCTGATTGTCACAAACCTGTTGGCATTTGCCGAGTTTGAGAGAGCGATGATACTTGAACGAACGCAATCAGGCAAAGCCATTGCGCGGCAAAAAGAGGGCTACCAGGAAGGTAGACCGAAAACTGTAAACATACCTGATGAGGTAAAGCAAAAGGTCGATAGCGGAGAAATGACAGTAGCCGCCGCCTGCCGAGAGCTTGGTATAAGCCGTTCAACGTGGTATAATGAAATGAGAGCAGCAAGATAAGAGCAGAACGATAGCAGCAGAACGATAATAAAAAGATAGAGCGTGCCAAGTGCCGAGTGCCAAGTGCCACATAGCTGACGATGAAAGGAGGCTAGTTGTGTGGCACTATTTTTATGCCATGCAGAAAAAGTATGATAGACCTGACAGTAGTAGGCAACAGAGCGTTAAGTAAAGAAGATATGTTTAAGCTTGCTCAAAAGCAGGCAAATGGTGAGTTGAAAACAGAACAGCTCCTGCTAGAAACGTTAAAGGTTCAGGACGAAAAGAAGAAGCCGATGATAAAGGCGGCAAAGCATAGCTATGAGAGCGCAATGAGAAAAACAAGCGAGCTTGCAAAAGCAGGCAAGGCAAAACTCGCAAAAGAGTGGTATGACCTCGCTCACAAATTCGTGCTGTGGGCAGGCGACAGCGATTTTGACGCATATATGCTGGCTTCGGAATGGAACAGAGAACCAAGCGCTAAGTTCTGGGCACCAAGGAGAGCTGTTCTTGAGGGCAAGCACAAGTTGGCAACGCAGATACAGGAGTTCATAGACGATGAGGACGCCCTGTTTCTGAGCTTGAGCACGCCCCCAGGTGCAGGCAAGAGTACGCTTATAAAGTTTCTGCTGTCATACATTGCAGGACTGTTTCCGCAGTCTGCGAACATATACACGTCATACTCCGACGGAATGTCGAAAATGATGTATGACAGTGTGGTATCAATGCTAACGGACACAAGCGAATATGGGCACAACGATATATTCGACAATGGTATGCCTACATTGAGTGCAGAGTACAACACTATATCGTACAGGAAGAAAGGCGACTTCCCTACTATCGGAGTTATCTCCCTGGGCGGTTCGGTAACGGGTCGAACGAGAGCAAATAAGTTCATGATAACAGATGACCTCGTAAAAAATGCGGAAGTGGCAAGAAACCCGCAAAGGCTTGAAACGCTGTGGCAGGATTACAGAGATACGCTGACAACCCGACAGATAGGCGATAATGTAAAGCAAATAATGCTCGGTACGATATGGAGCTTGCATGACCCTATCAGCCGAATGCGAACTGATCATGAGGGAGATCCACGATATAGATTTATTGCGATACCCGTATGTGATGATAACGGCCATAGTAATTTCAATTACAACTGTGCGGACAGATACACAGATAAAAAAATTCGTGACATAAAAGCAGACATAGATAATGTCACATTTAGTTGCCTGTATATGCAGCAACCTATGGAACGTGAAGGTCTGCTCTTCCATAAGGACGAAATGAACTGGTATAACGGAACACTGCCTGACGGCTCTGCAAGAAGAATAGCTGTGTGTGATGTAGCATGGGGCGGTGACTATCTGGCAATGCCGATAGGATATCTGTATGAGGACGGCAGTTTATTTTTGCAAGACGTGGTGTTCAGCAAGGGAGATAAAAAAGTCACACAGCCAATGGTTGTGGCAAAGAGCATACAGCATCAGATACATCAAGAGAGGTTTGAAGGTAATAACGGTGGCGGCGAATATGCGGACGAGATAGATAAGCAGCTGAGAGCACAAAACGTCCACATAAACATCAGCAGTAAACGTGCGTCGACAGCACAGAGCAAGCTCAGCCGAATATTGCAGTATGCACCTGACATAAAACAGGTGTATTATCGCAACGATAACGGCAGAGGTGAGATGTACGATAAATTTCTGGAAAACCTGTTTGCGTTTAATCAGAGCGGTAAAAACACACATGATGACGCCCCCGACAGCATGGCACAGCTGTGTGCATTTGCAACAAATGGCGTAGGCGCAAGTGTGGAGATTATCAAGAGGATTATATAGGTGGCAGACGCTGAAAATAAGTAGTACATATTGCACAAAAATGTTGAAAAATATTTTACATAGTGTGAAGTGGAAAAAGTTGAAAAGTAGTATTATAATAAGCTTGTCAGGAGGGATAGGTAATGGATAATAGGCGCATAGATGTATATTGTCCGAGCTGTGCGGCGGCAGGCATAAAGCGAAAGCTTATGGAAGTCGATAATGACGCAAAGGGCATTATCTATCCATACTGCAAGGGCTGTAAGAAAAACGTTGCAGTTAAATTGCCCATAAGTGCTGAAAAGCACCTCCGTTAAGTTAATTTACGGGGCGAAAGCCCCGTATGTTCCGCAAAGTCAGAGTGGGTGCAATCCCCACACGGAACACCAAGCCTGTTATACAGTTCGTAGACCGAGAACGTAAAATATCGGTATCGTATAACTTAAAAACCTGCACACTTTGGCTGTGCGTCGTCGGGTGGAATAGCCGAGGTTTCGTTTTTTGATGCCAAGTTTTTCATCTACCATAAGAGGAAAAACAGCGTATGCAGGTTCAGAGGGCTATACTTAAAGCTTGCACCAGAGTCGGCGTGCTTCCGACACAAAATAATGGCACTTCTTGAATTTTACATTGCCAACGCCTGCTCGTAAGGGTGGGCGTTCGGGCAGGGTCTGAAAGCCGTATCCCCATACTGCGGCTTTCGATTTGCAGGTTGAGAGCGCACGAACTTAAAGCCTGCACCAGTGAAACTACTCCGCATAGTCATGAATATGTGTTGCTGTAAGTGTAATCGGAGTTAATGGCTTACAGGACAGCCTGACGTTAACGGGACCTAGCCGCAAGGGCTGAGCAGGCAGCGGCAAGAATGCAGGTTGAGAGCGTGCCAGCTTGATATCTGCTCCATTTGGCAGCTGCTATCCTCTCCAGGTATCACCCACAAAGCAGTTGTCATGCAAGCTTGTCCAGGCTTGATCTCCTTTCTGTTTTTACAGCGGCGGTAACACGCCGCACATGTCGACTGACAGTGTGAGCCTGAAAGTCGGCACCATAAGAAACTTTACAACAAAATAACAAATTTTATTTACCTGAGTGCATAACGGGCTGACAACTCGCTCAGAAATCGACAACCGGAGGTGTCTTGTGTGTACGGATACGTTCGCAAGGGGGCTTATTAATAGCTGTGAGGCTATCAATGGAGAGAGCATTCTCAATCGAAGTCGGTTGTGCACATAAAATGTATAGTCAAAGGCTTTGCAAACTTGCCGTCAGAATAATAGACGGTCTCTGTGAGACAATAAGCCCATAAGCTGTGAGCTGGTGCTTGCAAGCCAATGTGGGTAATACCAAAACAATCTGATAATCACGTTGAAATAAGGCAAGAAGCAAGAAAGAGTAGCATAAATCGTGAAACAAAATTTGCTGAAAGTCATGTGAAATTTGCGGGCATTAATCTCGCGTAGGATACAAACGGGTAAGAAGCTTGTGGGTCGCTCCTGCAAGCTCAGCCTTATCCGCTTAGTGGCTGAATATGATTAGAATTTTATGTGTAAAGCGAAAGCTTGAATAGAATTTGTTGTTTTGTTGTAAAGCAAATATTAAGTGCCAAGTGTTTAATTACCAAGTGCCTATTAGTTATCTAAAAAAAGATAGCTGATAGGCACTTTTTTGTTGCACGGAGGTGAAACAATACGGAATTACACGGCCGACGAAAAATCTTTCTGAATGAAAGAGATATTACAGAAGAAAACATTATTGAAATAGTTCGGAGAGCGGTTGCAACTCACGAATTGAACCGAGAAGAAATTGAGTATCTCCACAACTATCTACGTGGGAAGCAACCAATTTTAAATCGTGTCAAAGAGGTTAGACCTGAGATTAATAACAAAATTGTTGAAAACCATGCATTGGAAATAAACAATTTCAAAGTTGGTTTTATCTTTGGCGAGCCTGTTCAGTATGTTAAGCGTGGAAATTGCGAGCTTGACAATACAGAGAGCGATGCTCCATCAGATAATGGTGTGGCGGCTCTCAACGAGTATATGCAAGAGGACGATAAAGCTGCCAAGGACAGAGAGCTTGCTGAGTGGATAAATCAGTGTGGCGTGGGATATAGGCTGGTACTTCCCTCTGATGTGGACGAAGATGTTCCGTTTGAAACGTATATACTTGACCCTAGAAACACGTTTGTTATCTACAGTAATGACTATAAACGCAAGCCTGTTATTGGTGTGACATACTCCAGCTACATATTTGCAAACACAGATATAACAAGCTACAGGTCATTTGACATTTACACCGATGAGTGGTATTGGCGTATCGACTTCAAAAACGGCGAAGGCGTTGTGGCTAGATCACAGCCGAACAATATCGGCTATATTCCAATTATCGAGTATGAAAATAATCCTGAACGTTTAGGCTCATTTGAGACAGTTATAACACTTTGCGATGCTATAAACAACATTGACAGTAATGACATTGACGGAATTGAGCAGATAATACAGGCGTTTACATGGTTTGACAACATAGATATCGACAAAAAGCAGCTGCAAGAGCTCAAAGAGCTTGGTGCAATAAAAACCCGTTCGCAAGAAGGGCGTCAAGCGTCAATAAAAAACATCGAAACAAAACTTGACATTTCACAGACTCAGATAGCTAAAGATGACCTATATGACCGAATGCTTACTATTGCGAGTGTGCCTGATCGCCGAGCAAGCGCAGGTGGCAACACAGGTCAAGCACTGATAATCGGTGAAGGCTGGGTAATGGCTGAAAGTGCTGCCAAAGCTTTTGAATTGATGTTTGTAAAGCCTGAAAAGCAGTTTTTAAGGGTTGTTCTGAAAATCTGCAAGAATACTCGAAATTGCAAGCAGGAAGTCAAAGATATTAAGCTTCACGATATTGATGTGAAGTTTACTAGAAACAAAACCGACAACTTGCTCACCAAGACACAAGGTCTGATGAATATGTTACAGGCAGGCATTCACCCAAGAATAGCTATTTTGCACTGCGGATTGTTCTCTGACCCTGAACAGGTTTATCAGGATAGCAAACCATACTTAGAAGCAACAACACAGCAACAGCAAGATACGGGTAATTTTGCCGTAAATACCACTGTAGCTGATGAAATGCTCAAAGCTATAGGAGCTATGGACAACAACGGCGGTGATAACAGTGGCAACGCTTAAATTTGATGAGCTTAACGTGTTGTGGTTTAACAAAATGGAGCTGCCAACCGCCGAAAAGCTGTTGCGAATAGAAATGGCGGCAGTGTTTGAGCGAGAGCTCAATAAGATATTTTCCTCACAGCGTGAGCGTGCTAACAGCGACAAATATCTGCTATATGCAACAGTGTATGCAACGATAATGTCAAGCACATACATCGAGATTACGAACAATTATTTTTTAAAGTATGTTCTGAACATAGCAAGCAATGTAAAGGGGCTATCGGAATATTCCCAAAAATGGATTGTTAAGCACTCGGAACAGTTTGCAAAGGAAATTCAGCAGACAACCCAAAGGCTTATTGAAAGTGGTGATTATGACAACGCATTTTCGGTAAGCCGAGCTAGGACTATATCACGCACAGAAATCAATGCTTTGTGCGAGTGTGCAACCTTAGAGGGATATTATCAAAGTGGTTACACAAAGAAGATGTGGGTATCGTTTAAGGACAACAAGGTCCGAGATACACACAGAGTCGCAGACGGACAAGTCAGGAGCTTGTTTGAACCATTTGACATTGGCAACAGCCAGCTGATGTTTCCGCAAGATAGTTCGCTGGGAGCATCGGCAAAAGAAATCGTTAATTGCAGGTGTGTTATGCAGCCTGTAAAATAATAAAATTTGTAGCTGTGCGTTAAACAGCAAACGTCAAGCCGAGCAACCGGCGTTAATAAGCGTAGACGTAGAAAAGGAGTGTTTCTTATGACAAGAGAAGATGTAAAGGGTATTTTCCCAAACGCAACAGACGAGGAAATCACAGCATTTCTGAACAAACACAATGGTGAAGTCACAGCAGCCAAGTCCAGCGGTGTAAAAGCTGACGAGCTTGCGACACTCAGAGATAAGGCAAAGAAGTATGATGACTATGAAGCTGAGAAGCTGACAGCTGAGCAGAAATTGAAAAAACTCACTGATGAAGCTGAGGCGGCTAAGATCACCAACCTGAAAATGTTGAACAAGACTAAAGCTGTTGCGGAGTTCGTAAACTGTGGCCTAAAAGAGGACGATTACAAGGGATTTATCGACAGCATTGTTTCAGACAATGAAGAAACTACAGTTAATTCTGCAAAGTCCATTGCCGCAATGCTCACATCTCAGAAGAAAGCTGTTGAAGATAAGCTTAAAGAAGACGGCCTAAAGAACACTCCAAAGCCTCAGGGAGCAGGCGGAAACGACGGACTTACATCTGCTGAAAAGATAGCTGAGAAATTGGCTGCAGATAGAGCAACCATTGCTAAAACTGCGGCGGAAGGTCTAAAAAAATACATATAGGAGGTAATTAAATGGCTAATATGATGAAGTCTACAGCCGTAATTGCAGATAAGACAATTCTCGCAAACGGCGAATTTTTGGCAAGACCATATACAATCAAGGCAAGCACTATCACAGCCGATAGCAACGGAAAGAAAATCGTAAAAGGTGGAACTCCATTTCCTGCAAACGATTCAACCGCTATCGGTCTTCTGCTTGACACAGTTGACGTAACCGACGGTGACAAGACAGTAGCACTTGTGTATGCAGGAACAGTTTCAACCGCAAAGCTGACAGCTAACGGCGTAACAGTACAGACAGCGGCTAAGACAGCTCTGCCAAGAATCACATTTTTTGAATAAGGGAGGCAATACATAATGCAGAATTTTTCAGATGTTTTCACAGCTAAAGCATTTGCTATGTACTGGACAAAGTACCTTGAGCAGGCAAATACAGAAGGCTATCTGGGAACTTCCCTGTTCCCACCTGTAAAGAAAAAGGGTATCGATATAAAGTGGATTAAGGGTAGGTCAGGCCTGCCTGTAACACTCAGACAGAGCGCGTTTGATACTGTAGCACCCGTCAGAGATAGAATCGGTGTAACTGCAATTCAGACAGAAATGCCATTCTTCCGTGACAGCTTTATCATCAAGGAAAGCGACAGGCAGGAGATCTTGAGAGCACAGGACAGCAATGATCCATATGTACAGCCTGTACTTGATAACATCTACAGCGACGCCAAGAACCTTACCAATGGTGCAAATGTTGTTCCAGAGAGAATGATCATGCAGCTTCTCTCACCGGCTGATGGTTCTCCTAAGATTGAGTTGTCAGATGGTGCAAAGGTAAGCTGTCTGTATGAGTATGACGTTGACGGCTCATTCAAGGTAAACAATTTCAAAGCTCTCACAGGTACAGCTGCATGGACAGATCATAAGAATTCAAACCCTGTACAGGACATTCTTGACGCTAAGGATGCCATTTATAAGCTTACAGGAAACGATCCTGCAATCGCCCTGATGTCAAAGAAGACACTTAAAGATATCAGAGAGAATGAGAACGTCAAGGCGTATATCGTTGCCAAAGCTCAGGCAGCAGGTGGCGTTGTTCTCGTAACAGACAAGCTCGTAAAGGAGTACATCTCTGAGGAAACTGAGCTCACAGTTGTTGTAAACAACAAGTCATTTATTGACGAAAGTGGCACAGCAAAGAGATTTTATCCAGACGATATGGTAACACTTCTCCCCGCACAGCCACTCGGTTCAACAGTTTATGGTACATCACCTGAAGAGGCTGACCTCATGGCTGACGACAAGGCAGATGTTGCTATCGTAAATACAGGCGTTGCAATTACAACAATCAAGCAGCAAAACCCTGTTAATATAAGAGTGCTTGCAAGCGAAATCGTCCTGCCATCATTTGAGGGCATGGATAACGTTTATGTTATCAACACAAATGCCAAAATCGGTGAACTTACAGTAAATTCTGTTGCTGGCACAAGTGCATCAGGCAAGACAAAGGTAACAGTATCACCATCTCTGTCAACAGGCAACTCCTACAAGTATAAGACAGCATCGAGCGTAACTGCTCCTGAGTTTGGTACAGAATGCAAGTCAGGTTACACTGCATGGGACGGAGTATCCGAGATCACCGCAACAACAGGCAATAAGATACTCATCGTTGAGGTAGATGCAAACAACAAAGCTGTAAAGGCTGGTTCGGCTACAGTAGCGTCTAAGGCATAAAAGGAGAGTGCAAAATGGATATGATTGAGCTGTTTAAGGCAAGCGTTCCTGAGGAAAATTCTGAGGAATTGATTATGCAGTATTTAGACACTGCTCAATCAATTATCCTTGCACATCGCTTCCCTTTCGGCACAGACCGCACAGAGGTCGAACCGCAGTACAAAGGCTTACAGTTGAGAATTGCCATAGACCTATACAATAAGCGTGGAGCTGAGGGCGAAAAGGCACACTCTGAAAACGGAGTAAGCCGTACATATGAAAGCTCGTGGGTGTCTCAACAATTGCTTGACGAAATCGTTCCGAAAGCTGAGGTATTGTGATGAGAAACCTAATGCGAAACGTTACAAAAATAAGCTATAAGCTGTATTTAGGTGAACAAGATTTACTTGATGATGACGGCTATAGGACAGGCGAGAAAGGCATAAGTTACTCAGATTTTAGCGAGTGCTATATGTCGATATCAGGCAATAAAAGCGACAGTGAAATGTCACAGTTCGGTCGAAACCTGGACTATGATAGAACAATGTCAACCGCAGATATGAAGTGCGAAATTGATGAACACTCACTGCTGTGGATAGATATTGACGTCAATGGTCCTCACAATTTCATTGTAAAAAAACGCTCTGTTACGCCAAATCAAATACAGTTTGCCATAAAACAGGTGAATGTCAATGAGGAAGATAGCGTTTAATCTGTCAGAAGATAGCTTGACAAAAGCCGTTGAGCAAATGAAAGCATATAAAGCTGAGATACACAAAAAAGCTCAACTGCTTGTGGAGCGTCTTACTGATTATGGACTAACGATATGCAGAGCAAAAGTCATTGAAATGGATATCCCAGATACAGGACATTTGCTTAGTCAGGTTGACGGCTACTATAGCCCATTGCTTAACGCTGGCTTCATCTTTTGCGACTGCGAGTATGCAGTGTTCGTTGAATTTGGAACAGGTGTAAAAGGCGCGTCAAAGCCGTATGCAGGACAAGCCATAAGCGAATGTGGCTATCAATATATGGGTGGAACACATTATATCACGACGCAAGACGGACGTATAGGCTGGTTTTATCCGGCTGATGACGGAACGTGGAAGTTTACACAGGGTATGCCAAGCAGACCATTTATGTACGAAACAGGGCTGGAAATGCGAAAAGCTCTTGACAACATTATTAAGGAGGTTTTTAAGTGATTGACATTGAAAACAAAGTGTTTGACACAGTGTCGAAAGCGCTTGAAAAAGCCTTCAAGGGTATATCTGTCAGTAGCATAAACACAGATAAACCCGCAACATTTCCGTATGTTTCAATCGTGGAAACAAGTAACTCGGTTGATCCTGCGTACATAGACAGTGGCAGAATTGAGAACGCAAGCAATCTACTGTACACAGTGAATGTTTATAGCAACCTCGCCAAAGGCAAGAAAACGCAAGCAAAAAAAATCAGAAACCTTGTGTCAGACGAATTCGATAAAATCGGCATGATGAGAACATTCTGCCAGCCTATTGAAAATCTATCTGACACATCAATATATCGTATCACAATGCGTTTCGAGTGCAAAGTTGATACGGACGAAATAATCTATAGGAGGTAATGAAGTTGGAGAAAGCAACAATTAATACCTATTTGTATGCAAAAAAGGCCGCTGAAAGCAAAGCTTCAAAGCTTTGTGACATTACATCATACCCAGACCTTTTCACTGCACCTGAAAAGCTGGACGTGTCTGACCTGTCCAGCAGGCAGAAAAAATATGCCGAAGGTATGGTAGATGTTCCAGATTACACATTTGGTGCGAACTACACCAAAACAGCGTATGATAAGCTCAAGGCAATGGAAGGCGACGATACAATCGTTTTTGAACTTCGCTTTGGCGCAACGGGTGAATATGGTGCGTGGACATGGACAGGCTCTATGTTTGTCAACATCAAAGGCGGCGAAGTCGGCGGCAAGAGAGAAATGGAAATCACTTCTTATCCGCAGAGCGATATCACTCCGACAACAGTTTCAGATACATAATTTTTTTTAGGAGGATAAAACAATGGCAAAGACAATCAACTTCAATTACGAAGGTCAGCACTACGTTCTTGAATTTTCCAGAAGAACAGTAAGACAAATGGAAAATAACGGCTTCACTCTGAATGATCTCTCAGACAAGCCAATGAACACTCTGAACGAGCTTTTTGCAGGTGCTTTCAAGAAAAATCACCGCAACGTAAAGCCTGAACAGATTGACAAGATGCAGGCTCTTTTCGCTGATAAGGACAAGCTTATAGAGACTCTGTTCTCAATGTACAGCGAAACTATTGAGACACTGACAACGAATGACCCTGCTGAGGATAGGGAAAATTTGATAACCTGGAGCGTTGGAGAGTAGACAACGTTCCGAAAGAGCAAACATATACTCAAACATTTCTAAAAGCTTTGCCATTGTACTTATCCATAGGCATGACTGCCAAAGAGTTTTGGGAAGGTGACTGCTGTTTGGCAGTTGCCTTTCGCAAAGCTGATGAGATGACACAAAAAGCAAAGAGAGAAAAGGACAATTTCAATGCATGGCTAACGGGACTATATGTTCAAGAAGCTATCACAAGTTGTTTTTCAAAAGACGGCAAATATTCCGATAAACCGCATGACATTTTCAAAGCCGACAAGGATAATGAAAAAACGTATGATGACATCATGCGAGAAAATGCGGAAAATTTCAGAAAATTTGCAGAAGCATTTAATAAAGGAAGGGCGGCAAATAAGGGCAATTAAACAGACTTATTGCCACCCTTATTTTTTTATATAGGAGGTGAAAAAGTATGGGATTAGACATCGATAAGCTTAGTTTGAAAGTAGAAGCTTCGTCCGATAACGCTGAAAAAAAGCTCGATAAGCTGATTGTTAGGCTCGAAACGCTAAAAAAGTCAGTAGGCAAACTTTCGGGGCTTGACAAGCTTTCCGAAAAGCTCAACAAAATAGCGGCAAGTGCCAATGCTATATCAGGTGTGGATAAGCTTGCAAAGCTTGTTGAAAGCGTTTCAAAGCTATCACAGATAAAGTCTCCGAATGTTACAAAGACCGTGAACAGCATCAAAAAACTCTCTGAGGCGTGCAATGCAGTAAGCGGCATGAGTAATGTGAGTGTGCTTAAAGAGAATATAACTGGTATTACAGAGGCATGTAAGCCAATGCAGGAAATGGGTAAGAATAATCTTTCGCCATTCCTTAACAGTTTGAAAAAGATACCTGATATCACAAAGTCACTCGATACAGAGAAAATCAATGAGTTCGCAACGAGAATACGCCAGCTTACCACCGCTATAGAGCCGTTGACAACGCAGGTTTCAAAGGCGGAAAACGGACTTGTCGCACTTAATGGCATTATGAAGAGTTCAATAGCGAGAAACGGAAACCTTGCATCTGCAAATGCCGTAACTGTAAAATCCTATACCAGTTTGTCCTCAGTTTTTAAGGACGCAAGAATAAGAGCTGCCGCACTTTACGTCACAGTCAATAGAGCTGCAGATGCACTCGCCGATTGCTTACAATCGTCAAACGAGTATGTCGAAAATATCAACCTATTTACAGTAGCTATGGGCGATTATTCGGAAGAAGCATATAGGTATGCCGAAAAAGTAAATAATCTGCTTGGCATTGATATTTCTGAGTGGATACGCTTTCAGGGCGTGTTCAAGCAGATAACAACAGGTTTTGGAGTTGCAGCTGAAAAGTCAAACATAATGTCCAAAAACCTGACGCAGATAGGCTATGATATAGCATCATTCTTCAACATCTCCATAGAGGACGCTATGCAGAAAGTTGAATCTGGTATCTCTGGAGAACTTGAACCGTTGCGCAGACTAGGTTATGCCCTTGACGCCGCAACACTTCAGCAGATAGCATATGATAATGGCATTCAGCAGAACATCAACACCATGACGCAAGCTCAGAAGTCACAGCTGAGATACGTCGCTATTCTTCAGCAATCTACAAATGTTATGGGCGACATGGCAAGAACCATCGTCACGCCTGCAAACTCTATGAGAATTTTGCAGCAACAGTTTGAACAGTTAAAGAGAGCCATAGGAAACATTGTGAGCGTGTTTGCTGTGAAGATGATACCATATGTGCAAGTGTTTGTAAGACTTCTCACAGACGCCGCTAATGCCATTGCAAAGTGGTTAGGCTTTGAGCTGCCAACGATAGATTATTCTGAGGTTGGCAAAGGTCTAAGCAGTGTAACAGAGAACGCAGATGATGCAACAGAGTCTGTCAAAGAAACAAAGAAAGCGTTGCTTGCTCTTGCTAGTTTTGATGAGATAAATCAGCTCAACCTTGACAAGAACAACGGCAATGACAGCGGAGATACTACAGGCAATAAATATGATCTCGGCATTGATTTGCCTGAATATGACTTTCTTGCAGGACTTGACAAGCAGACGGACGCACTTTACAAAAAAGTCAAAGCTCAGCTGAAAGAGCTCTACAATTGGCTCAAAAAGCACAAGGATATGATTAAAGTCATTGCAGGACTACTGGCAACAGTATGGGCAGTAACTAAGATTGCTAACCTGATTAACTGGGTGAAGAAGCTTAAAGGGGCGTTTGGAGCATTAAAAATTGTCAAAGATTGTACGAGTTGGCTATCAAAGCTTAAAGCAGTTGGAGTAGGAGCAATTTCAGGTATTGTCGGCGGTTTTGCAGGATTTGATTTCTTCAAAAAACTTGCGAAAGGCACGTTGGATTGGAACAGCGCACTTGTTGATACAGGCATAGCTGTTGGAGCTATTGCAGCGGCATTTGCAATCGGAGGACCTATTGCAGGTGCAGTTGCTATAGTAGGAACGCTAACTGGTGCATTTATTGGTCTGTATAAAGGTGCAAGAGATGCCAAAATGGAAATAGTCGGACTTTCTGACAATGGCGGTACTAAAATATCTGAAATTGCGGAAGCATTTGGAGCTCAGTGTGACAAAATCATTGAAGCCAAAAAAGCTGTTTCTAAATATAAAGAAACAATCACAAGCAATCAAAACAAAATAGATCAAGCTGTTGGCAATTTGAACGATTTTGGAGACAGGCTAAGTGGGCTTAAAGGAAAGCTTACAGACACCGATAAAGAAAATATAACATCTGGGTTTGAAACAATAGCCACCGCTATCAAGGACAATATTGGTGCAGAAACACAAGGCATTATCGACAATTTTAAGTCTGCAATGGACGGATTACCTGATAATCTAAAAACAAACATACAAAGCAGTATCAGCGAGCTGAACGCTCTAAATTCTCAACTTTCAGGCAATGTTGACAAGGCACAACAATCCATAAACGATTATTACAATACTATATGGAATGGTGGCACGCCAACAGACGAGCAAACCGAGAATTTCAACAAAGCGACAAAATATTTTCTGTCAAAATCGGTTGAAACATCTGACGCATATAAGGAGTACAAAGAAAACTTATCAAAGATTGATTTATCCAAAATCGACTTTGAGGATTTTGATACGTTCAAAAGTTCTATTCAAGACGTTCAGAACAATGCAAATTCGGCAATAACTGCAATAAGTAACGCAAAAAAAGACTCTCTTGATTATATCGAAAGCCTATACCAAGAGACGATAGAACAACATGATCTCGGTTGGGTATCTGATGCACAACTTGCACTTGCAAAAGAAACATTTGAAAATGCAAAAAAGAACATCAACGATAGCGCAGACGAACAGACAAAATCAGTTAAGGACGGACTTGGAAAGATTTTAGGTCAGGCACAGTCGCAATTAAACACAGCTATTGATGATCAAGCTCAGTTTTTTGCACAGCAAGAAACTACGAATGTGTATGGCGATTATCTTCAGTGGACAGATGATGCTTGGAAGTATTTTAACGATAGCTATAGCAATAACATTAAAGAGCAAAAGAAAAATTTCAGTGATCAGCAAGATGTAATAAAGAAAGCTGCCAAAGATACAAAAGTAAACCTTGGCGAATATGTCAAGGCGCTTAGCCCGTCAAACATTGACCTCAATCATGCTGACATAGGCGGTTGGGGCAAGGTAATTGCCGCCAAAAAAGGTGCAAAAACAGGCGATTGGACTGATTACGGAAAAGAAATGGCCACACAGCTATCAAAGGGAATTGAATTGGGTACTGACGGCACTATTAAATCTGTAAAAGGAATGACCAGCAGTTTGCTCAATGAATTCACTTTGGGCGGCGAAAATTGTGTTGCAGGTTTTGCAAACGCTTTGTCCGACAAGGAAAAGAAAGCGTTCGCAGCTGCAAATGACCTCGGACTTAGCAGCTTGAAGTCATTAAAGCTTGCACTTGATGAGCATTCTCCGTCAAGAGAAACGCACCAAATCGGTGTCTTTTTCCTCCAAGGCTTCATGAACGGCATAAAATCACTGTCAACGTTTATGAACACTTACGTAGCAAATACGGCAAAATCAGCCGTTACAACATTTGATACGAAATCTGTGACAACCTCAATCGGTATCAAATTTATAGACCGCTTTAAAAACGGAATTGACCTGAGGAAAAACAGCCTCATCAATGATATTGTTGATATTTTCAACACAATTCTCGACAAGGCAGATAGTTTCCACGTTCAGCTCTTCAATTCGTTCAATAGTGCGGTACCTGCAATACAGATAGCCTCAAATGGCATTCTTGCCGCTATGGGGCAAGCTGTATCTATACCACAGATAAGCTATACAGCACCTGGATATCGTGTGCAGGGATATGCAAGAGGCGGTTATCCTGCGACAGGTCAGCTATTTGTTGCAAGAGAAAACGGCACACCTGAAATGGTCGGTTCTATCGGTAGCAGAAACGCTGTTGCAAATAACGATCAGATTACTGCAGCAATCAGTCAAGCGGTATATCAGGCAGTACGTGAAGCAAACCGAGATACTCAGAACAGCGGTAGCAGAAACAATGAAATGACAGTGAAAATCGTTCCTGACAAGAACAGCTTCGTAAAAGTTGCTGTTGACGGGATAAACGATACAACCAGACGGACAGGCAAGAGTCCGTTGCACTAAAGTGAGGTGGTGACACAATGCTTAAATTTGACGGCGTAGAAATGCCTGTACCTGCAGATTTGCAGGTACAGGACAACAAAATTTGGTCGGACAACACAGGACGTTCAGCAAACGGAATGTTTGTTGGTGATATGGTGTGTATAAAGAAGAAGTTAATCATATCGTGGGTACACCTCACAGGTGAGCAAGTCGCATTGATAAATCAATACATTTCTAACGTAAGCAAGCCATTTTTTAGCGTGACGTTTACAGATGAAACATTTGTTGAGCAAACGTGTACCATGTATGCAGGTGACACAAAATATGATGTGCTAAAGTGGGTCTCACCGATGAAGTATCTGAAAAATGTTGCAGTGGACCTAATCGAATGCTAGGAGGCGGTGAATATGTATACTGTGCAGAATGAAACCGTCTCTCAGCGTATCGAGAGCTATTGCCGTACTTGGCGGCTGTGGATAGAGAATGCAGAGGGCATTATATCAGGTGACAGCATTATGTCAGCTGACAGCTCCGTGCAGGCAACATCACTTTCAGACGACATCGAACTGGGTGCCGTGTGTTCGCAATCGTGGAACATGACCATAAGTGACACTGAAACAGCGTTTCTTGGCAAGGAGTATGATACATATCTGTATCTCGTAGACTACGAAACTAGCGGCATACTTTCAGACGAAAAAATACCAATGGGGCGTTTCACCTGCGTAAAATCAAAGAAATCGGGCGGCAGTGTCCAGCTGACAATGGCGGACAGGCTGTACTTTTCGGACAAACCATATGTGCCGCATATCCCTATGCCAAACTGGAATAGATCCGTTGAAGACGACATATGCAGACAATTGGGCTTGCAAAACGGCAATGATTACACAGAGGTGCGACTACTGCGTGACAAGAACGGCAGAAGGTTGATAGATAAGAACGGCAAAGTGCTGTACTCAAAATACTTTTACTTCAAGGTCAGCTCAGTGCCAAAGGACGTGACCATGCGCCAAATGTTGTCTTACCTTTCCTCTGCACAAGGTCAGTTTGGTTATGTTGACAGGTACGGAAAGTACGTCCGAAAGTGGTATGGCGAACCGGTGAAAACATTGGATAACAACACAATAGATCTGCCTACGCTGTCAGAAAGGCAGAACGCTATCGTGGGCATTATCTGCAAAGTGAGTGATGATGTAACGCTGTCGTGGGGCGTGACAGATACAACACAAGGGCGTGTGCTAGAGTTTGAAAATCCGTACATGACAGAATCACTTTTGCAATCTCTGTGGCGCAGGATAGGTGGATTTTCGTGGTACACAACAGAATTGTATCACAGATTAGGCGATCCACGTTTCGATATAGGTGACGTGGTGACCTATGACAGTGGTACAGACAGCTATGACATACCGATAACGAATTTAGGATTTACCTTTGACGGCGGACTGAGTGCTGATATTTCGGCGGTAGGTTTGTCGGTAGAAGAACAGCTTTAAGGGGGGCGAGATAATGGCTGATGAAAATTTGACACTGGCGCAGGATATCACTGAAAACGATTATCCTATGCAACACGCCGGGGAGGAAATCGATGAGATATTGAGCCGAGCCGGCAAGATACACTATGGCACTGTGGAATACAAGATGACGAAAGCGAATCCACTGATGCAGATACCGCTTGGACTGACCTTTGCACCTAAACAGGTAATAGCAACGCTACGGCAGACAGACACATCAACACCATATCAGAACTACTGCACCCACGTTTATGGGTCAGGAACGTCATACTATCTGAGTGTCTGCATGGGAGCTAATAACGGGCCAACATTGGAAACCGTTCCAACAGGAACATACTATGTTGATTATATTGCAATAGAGTAAAGAGGGGTGATTAAATGACGATAACATTAAATGCAGATTATGACGTAACCCTAAGCACAGCCCTGCTGGGCTATGTCGGTGAAACAAATGCCAGACCTGTGTCGGTCGAGGGCATGGAGATAGACGGCGCAGACCGCTATGTAATGACGATAGACTACGGCGACGGCGTGACATATGAGGTCGATATCACAGGTGGCACATGGACACCTACGGCTGATATACTGCGGTCAGCGCAGACAGTCAGCTGTCAGATAGCGGCTAAAAAACTGTCAGGGCAGGAATATATCCTGGTGAAGAAATCACGAATTTTCCGTCTGCGTATCGGTGCGGCTATAGGCGATAATGCAGTACCGTCACCTGATGTGGCTATGGACGCACTAGACCGCATAGACGCCATAGGCAGACAGGCGCACGCAGATATGCAGACAGCCGTCACCGCCGCAGAAACGGCGACTACAGCGGCAGAAAACGCTGAGAAATCAGCTACCACCGCAGGAGTATCAGCCGATACGGCAACGCAGGCGGCAAGCCGTGCTGAAACCGCAAAGACATCTGCTGAAACGTCCGCAACGCAGGCAGAAACCGCCATGCAGGGCGCAGAAACTGCACGTGCTGAGGCGGTTAAATCACAGAATAGTGCTAAAATATCCGCAGCGCAGGCATCAACGGCAGCACAGCAGACCGAAGCTGATAGGACAATAACTGCTGGGTATGCTAAGACCGCAAAGACCAATGCTGACAGCACTGCGGCAGACAGACAGGCGGTGCAGACGTTGGCAGAACAGGTGACAGCAGATAAAGCTAATGTAGCAGAAAATGCCACTATGGTTGCAGAGGACAGAACTGCTGCTGAAACCGCTGCACAGACAGCACAGGCGGTGGCTGATAGCCTGCCCGAGGATTACGTGACCGCTGTCGGAAAAATCGCTGAGAATACGGCGGAGATAGGGCGTGTAAAGCTAACAGACAAAGAGTTGCAAAGACGTGTGGACGCACTGTATTCCATCGGTCAGGGTATCACGCACCAGTTTGAAACCGACAGCGAAACGGCATATGCAAAGACAGTGCCTACGGGCGGTAAGCTGATGAGCGTGAAGTCAATAGGTGGTCATTCTGAGGTCATTGACGGTGAAATTGTCAGTGCAGGAGTGATAGAGGTCGCTGTGGGTGATACCGCCTACCAAATTCCAGAGGCTATCCGCAATCTTCCTGGCTACGGCTGGAGTGCAGGAACGGCACGAAATTACGTTGATTACGAAAATAAACGATACGTTCAATGTGTCGGCAGCGTTGATTTGGGGACGCTGAATTGGGGATTTAATACGACTTCCGGTGTTGGAAATCATTTCTATGCGTCCGTGAAACATCTCAATTTTAAATATTTAGGCGCATTTGGAACAATCGTTTATAATATATTGTGCAGTAAATATGTGACAGTTGCGAGAAGTTCCAATGTATTTGTCGATAAAACACTCACGTTAGACGGAAGTAGTACCAGAGTTTCGCAAATTCAGGTCAAAGACACCACCTACACCGACGCAGCCGCATTTAAACAGGCAATGCAGGGCGTTATCCTATACTACGAACTAGAAACACCAATCGTCACCGACATATCATCGTTAATACCAGATGATTTTCTGCGAAACCTAACAGTTGAGGCAGGCGGTTCAGTAACATTCAAAAACAGCAACGATAATTACCATATACCAGTGCCGTCAGAAGAAGAGTATATCGTGAAACTGAGTGAAATAGGAGGTACAACATGACGGAATTGCAAAAAAAGATGATGGAGAAGCTAGGACTGACGGAAGATAATTTCCGCAAACCCAAAGTCACCGAGATAGACAGGATAAAGGCAAACGTCGATTTTCTGGCTATGCTGAACGGTGTTGAGTTGGAGGTGAGCAGCAATGAGTAAAAACTATGCAAAGGTCAAGAGATACTATGACAACCGTTTGTGGTCGGCTGCTATGGTGCACACCGCCGTCGGTAAGTGGATCACGGCTGAGGAGTATACAACAATCACAGGACAGAAATATGAAAGCGAGGTAGCAAAGTGAAATACATAATCATGCTGATGATTGTGATAGGTCTTGCGTTGGCTGATTTTGCCACAGGCTGGATAAAAGCCTATTGCAAAGGTGACGTTAGGTCGTCAAAGATGCGCAAGGGCGGTCTGAACAAACTAGCCGAAATAGTTGTCATGGGCGTGGCAATCGGTTCGGAAATCGGTTTCGAGCAGCTGGGTCACTACTACGGACATAGCGAACTGGCAGGCATTGCAGGAACGATAACCGCACTAGCTGTTTTCGGGTATATTTTTGCAATGGAAATTGTATCTATATTGGAAAACTATGGTGAAATCAATCCACAGGCAAGCTGGATAAACAAAATTGTGGCAAAATTTGGAGTTTTCAAGGATAAGGAGGACTAAACTATGACAATGACATATGACGAATTTGTGAAGAAATACAAAGGCAAGGGCGTTAATTTCGATAAGTTGTACGGTGTACAGTGTTTTGACCTGGCTAATCAGTACAACAGAGATGTTGTCGGCTGCGGTATGTTCATCGGACTGCACGCATACATGATTTACACAAATTTCGACAGCCAACCAGTAAAGAAATATTTTACCAAAATTGCGAATACGCCATCATTTGTGCCGAAAAAGGGTGACATCGTGGTATGGGGGAAATCTCTCAACGGTGAGGACGGTCACGTCGCCATAGCCACAGGCGAGGGTAACAAAAGTTATTTCTACAGCTATGACCAGAACTGGCTGGGCAAGAATGACCCATGCACACGTATCTATCACAACTATAACCACGTTCTTGGCGTTCTCCGCCCGAAAAATCAGTCCGCTATCAATCCACCTACGCTGGAGACAAAGGGCTATAAGAAAGGCGCAAGCACAGACGGGTCGTATGCCCTGAAACAACTGTTGATTCTTGACGGCGCAAAGCTGGACGATAATGCAATCATCGGCAAAGGCACTGTCGGTGCTATCAACAGCCGTCTGTCAGCATGGGGATACAGGCCGAACGGCATTGCAGGAAAGAAATTCATCAAGAAATTAAGACAAAAAATTCAGAAATAGTCGTATAAAATTCGCATAAATTTAGCCGTCAGAGCGTTTGCCCTGGCGGCTTTTTTTATTGTGAATACACAGTTATTCTATCTCACTCAAATTTTCCAGCCTTGCACTGCAAAAAGGAGCTTTTTTCATTTCGGCACGAGTAATGCTTCGGCAGGCGTGCATTGGCTGTGTGCGTATGCCCTCAGCATTGCGTTTGAAGTCATTTAACGGCTGGAATACACGCTTCTGACCGTCCCACTGAATAAGTCCTATCTGACCGTCTGACATTTTGTACACGGCTTCCCAACAGAACACTGTGCCGCCCTCTGTTCGCTCACTGCACAGGCTCAGCTCTGCCGCTCTATCAGCTATCTTCACCTTGCCGATCACTGTGATGTCCTCTTCGGGCTTGAAAAGGTTCTCGTGTTTTAGGTAGTAGCCGATTAAATTCAACAAATACTGTGGGCACTCTCTTGTGCAGCACTCCCAGTTCTGCAATGTCCTTGTCGGTATGCTTAGCCTATTTGCGAATTCATTCTGCGTCATTCCTGTACGCATACGCATTTCTTTGATTGTCAT